AAAGCAATAATCAAGAATGATAAGCGAACAAAGAGCGGAAAGAAAATAGAAATGGAGAGTTATGCTGACTATCCGGAAGCAGTTAAGAACAACGCAAAGAAAGGCATCGAATTAAACGAGAAAGTCAATAACAAATGCGCCACACAAGTGGGCAAAGTAAGAGCGCAACAACTCGCCAATGGAGAAGCCCTTTCTTCCGAAACGATTAAGCGGATGTACTCCTATCTCTCAAGAGCAGAAGAGTATTACGATGAGAACGATATGGAGGCTTGTGGAACTATCTCTTATCTATTGTGGGGTGGTTTTGCAGGTTTAAGATGGAGTGAATCTAAACTCAAAGAACTTGAGATGCTATCTGCTATAGAAGATGTTTTGCAAAGCGGTGAAAAATAAGGTTATATTAAATATGAATAACATGAACTTACAAGATCGCATCAATGCAATCTTTCAAAAGTATTCAGTAAAATTAAGTGCCGAACCTCAAGAGGAGAAAGTACTTTTTATGGCTGAAGGAACTTTGAAAGACGGCACGAAAATCTTTTCCGATGCTGATTCGTGGGAGCCGGGTGTGAACATTTTCATTCTCAACGATGAGAGCGAGAAGATTCCAGTACCATCAGGCGAATATGAATTAGAAGACGGAAAGATAGTTGTGGTAGTAGATGGTGTTGTTGAAGCAATCAACGAACCTGCTACCGAAGAAGAAGCACCTGCCACCGAAGAGGTAGAGCAGAGCGAAACACTTTCAAAAGAGGATGTCCTCTCAATGATAGAAAGTGCAGTCGCTAAACTACGCACCGAGTTCAAGAGCGAACTCAAGAAAAAAGACAACGAGATTGTTAATCTCAAAAGTCAAGTTGCCGCACCTTCGCTCCCGAAAGTTGCTCAACCTAAAAAAATGAATCGGGAAGAACTTAAATCAATGACAACCGAGCAACGTATTCGTACGCTCTTTAATAATTACTAATAATGGGATTTATAATTAATTCAAGCAGTTATGCAGGAGAACTCGCTCTCCCATATATTGCACCTGCGATATTGGCAGCAGACTCTATAGCCAATGGCTACATCACTCTTAAAGAGAATGTAAAATATCGTGCCGTATTGAAGTCACTTTCAGGTGGTTCAATTCAAGCCGCTACTTGTGATTTCACCGATGGCGAAACTGACCTCGAACTTGATGAAGTTATCTTGTCAGTTACCAACTTGATGATTAACGAGCAGATTTGTAAAGAAGATTTCCGTAGTGATTGGGAAGCATTACAAACTGGACGTGGTTACATCAATGACCAACTTCCTCCTAACTTCGAAACATTCCTTCTTCAGTATCTTGCTGCTCGTGTTGCAGAAAGCATTGAGCAGAATATGTGGCAAGGTGGTTACGATGCAGATGGAGCAGGTGGTGGTGGTATCCTTGTGAATGCCTTCACGGGAATATGTCAACATATCGTGAATGGCGCTCCTGGTGCTGAAACTCTTGTTGTGGGTGCTTTCACTCCCGATGCAGTTGCTGCTACTGGTATCCTTACTCACTTAAGCACTCTCGTTAACAACGCTCCATCAGTTCTTCAGAGCAATAACAATTCAGTTATTATGATGAGCAAGAGGTCATTGTTCCTTCTTCAGAGAGCAATGGCAGGTCTATTGGTAACTCAAGGTGCTTACTCTCCGACCTTTGTTGGTGAGAATCGCCCGACCACTTTCTTGGGCTTCCCGATTGTTACTCCTGCAGGTTTCCCGAACGATACGTTGGTTATGACTTACGTTGGTAATCTTTTCTTCGGAACTGACCTTACCTCCGATTACAACCAAGCGGTAGTTGTTGATATGACCAAGACTGATGCATCCGATAACGTGCGTATAGCAATGCGTTTCTGCGGTGGCACTCAAGTGGCTCATTTCAATGACATCAGCGTAGTTCGCCGTTCATCCTAATATATAAATCGACTGAAGGGGAGGGGAGAAATCCTCTCCCTAAAGGTCATAATACCAAAGTAAAATGGCTTGTGATTTAGCAGCGGGGAGAGCATTCCCTTGTAAAGATGCAATAGGCGGTATCAAGGAAGTCCTTTGGTGCAAGGAAGGTACGATGATTTATGACCCAATTTCGGGTGGAGCGGTAGGTGACATTGATGGAACTGCTACTTTATTCCGTTGGGCAATAACAAAGAATAGTGGTTCATTTCAGCAAGAGATTACCTCTTCCGTTGAGAATGGAACTATCTTCTTCACGCAGACCTTGACCATCCAAACTCCTAAACTTGAAGCATTGGTAAGCGAAGAACTCTATGCAGTTCTGCAATCTCGCCTTCAAGTTATCGTGCGTGACAACAACGATAATTTCCACATTATGGGATATTCTCGTAGTGTTGAGGTAACGGGTGGAAACTTTGGAACTGGAACTGCTCCCGGTGATTTGAATGGTTATAACATCGTGTTCACGGCAGAAGAACCTGCACCTGCACCTTTCACTATTAATTTCAGTGATGCAACTGCAGTTGCCGGACTTACTGGAACGATAACCATCGACCCAGCATATTAAGATTGTTCAACCTAAAATTGGGGGAGGGAGTAATTCCCCTCCCTTTTTTTGTTTTATGATTAGTCTACTACCGAATACTGCATCGCAAGACATCTATTTGACCTTGCGTGAAAAGGCGAAGGACTTGCCATTGTATACCAACTATCTTGTTATATTTACCAATATGATGAGTAGGGAAGAATATCCTTTTGTTGCGAATGTGTTAAGCGACAACGATAGGTACACAAAGATTCGAATCTCTACTGACTCTAACGCTCCAACAAGTGGAGACATTTTAGTGACGGAAACCGGGCAATTTTGGTACAAAGTTTTCGGGCAGAACTCATCTTCGAATCTCAACCCTAACGATGTGTCGGTAGTCGGTGAAATCGAGAGAGGAACTCTTCACATCCAAACACAAGAGACCTTCTACAATCCTAATGCAGTCAGCATTCCTGATAATATAATTTACTACCAATGATAGAAAGTATTCACCTCGCAAAATATGTCGAGCCTAATTACGAAGAGAAATCAACTCCACAAGGATTCGTTCAATATGGAGAAGATAATCTTTATCCGCAATATCTAATAGACTTATACAACTCTTCCGCAGTTCACCACGCACTTGTAGATTCAATTGCGTATATGATTTTCGGAAAGGGAATTGATGCAGAAGGAGAAGCCAAATTACAAGTCGAGAAGTGGGGATTGAACGATGAGATTCGCAAGGCTTGTCTTGACTTGAAATTACAAGGTGGTTTCGCTCTTGAGATTATGTGGTCAATAGACCGCACTAAAATCGCAAAGGTAAGTCACGTTCCTTTCGAGCAAATAAGGTCGGGAGTTGCAAATGTAGATGGCGAAGTTCCTTTCTATTACCATTGTTTGAATTGGGAAAATTGGAGGAAAGCAGGTTATACTGAAATCAAATCTTTTTCTCCTGAACACAAAGTAGAACACCCTCATCAGTTAATGTACATTAAGCCATTTGCAGTCGGCTCTATGTACTACCCAAAACCCGACTATCAAGGCTCAATTAACTGGATAGAATGTGATAAGCAAATCGCAATCTACCACAATGCGAACTTGAGAAATGGAATGTCACCATCGTTTGCGATTCACTTTAAAAACGGAATTCCACCGAAAGAAAAGAGGGCAGAAATAAGAAGAGACATCGAAGGGCAGATGACCTCTCCTTATAATGCAGGAAAGTTCTTTATGACCTTCTCCGATGGTGGAGATACTGCACCCGACTTTACTCCATTTGAGTTAAGTGATGCCCACAATCAGTATCAGTATTTGTCGGAGGAAAGCACCAATAAAATAATGATTGGACATAGGGTCACATCACCTGCTTTATTTGGGGTGAAGACTGCCGGGCAACTTGGCGGAACGGAAGAGCTTAAAATCGCAAGTCAACTCTTCCAAGCCAATGTGATAGAACCTTATCAAAAATTAATAGATGACACCATTCAAACATTATTGTGGGAGAGTGGCATTTATGATAATGTAGATATTGAAAGTAATTCCATTGCCTTTTCAAAAGAGGAACTAACCGAAGAACTCGAAGCAGAGTTATTGGAGTATCTTGAATCAGTCGGAGAAACTATAGGGGAGGAGTGGGAATTGATAAGCGAACAAGAAGTTGAAGATGAAAAGAACGAATATAAAATCCACCTGGAAAAGCAAAAGTTCTTCAAGCGATTCGCAGAACCCGATGCCAAGAGTTCCAACGATACGGGATTGTATAAAATACGATATAGATATAGCCAAAATCTCAAAGATAATTCTCGTGTCTTCTGCCGGAATATGGTTGCCAATTCTAAAGGAGGAGTAGTCTATCGATTCGAAGATATTCAATCTATGGAAGGTCAAGTGAACACCGAGTTCTCACCGAAGGGAACGAACTCCTATTCGATATGGCTATACAAAGGTGGTGCTTATTGCCACCATCGTTGGGTACGCCAAGTCTATTTTAGAAAAAGAGAAGGAGGGAAATTTCTCCCGAATAAAGGTCTTGCTAATGACCAAATTATTCCGACATCGACTGCAATTAAAAACGATGTTCCGATGAAAGATGAAAGCAAAGGATGGAGCGAAGCATCCGTTGCACCAATTAACACACCATCACGAGGTAAACTGAACTAAAATGCCACTAACTCCTGAAGTATTATTCGTGAATGCCGACTTTATAAAGCGGTATTCCCACCTCAACGGAAGTGTTGAGGAAGCCTATATGGTATCACACATTATGTTGGCTCAAGACAAGTATGTCCAATCTTTTCTTGGAACTACCTTGTTCAACAAAATAAAGACTGACATAACCAACAATACACTTGGAGGTAACTATCTCACCTTAATGGATGAGTATATCCGCAAGGTCACGTTGTGGTGGACAATGGTAGAGATGATACCATCACTATACGTTCGCATCGACAACGGAGGACTTGTAGTAAGGATAAGCGAAGACACAACTCCGATAACAAAAGCCGACCTCAATAGAGAAATAGATAGGGCGAGAAATAATGCTCAATTCTACACGGAGCGAATGGTAGATTATCTCTGCAACAACTCTTCTCTATTCCCGGAATATACTGACCATAATCCCGGTGATATATGTCCTGAGAAACAAGTATATTTCGAAAGCGGAATGGAGATTCAGCGAGGTAGAATGTGGGATAACAAATTAAAATGGGTGCTTGATTGTGAATAAGAAACGAGAGCAGAATCTAATTAAACTACGTGCTTACCTTAATGGAAGACAAACTGAACGAGATTCTTTGCGGAATGGCAAGGATAGAAACGAAAATCGACCACCACAAGGAAACGATTGACAATCACTCCAAAAGATTGAGTGGATTAGAAAATCGTTGGTGGACAGCACTCGGAGGTTTCATTCTTGCTATTGGTGCTTGGGTTAAAAATATAGTTAGTTAATATGAAAATAGTCGGAGAGGTAGTTATAGAGTGCCTTAAACTCTATCCGAATATGCCATCAAAAACTATGGCGAGAATGCTCCGAGATAAACATCCCGAAGTCTTTGAGAGCGATGAACAAGCACGAAGAGTAATTAGATACCATCGGGGTGCAAGTGGTGTTAAGGATAGGGTTGCTTTAGGTAATTTTATAGAGAACAAATATAATCTCCCGGAAAGTGATGAAGATGAGTATTTCCCTCATTCACTATCGAACTATGGAAGTATGGTTCTTCTCTACGATATCCACTTTCCGTATCATTCTATCTCTGCTCTTAATGTCGCATTAGATGAGATTAAGGAAAGACAACCCGACTGCATCTACATAGGTGGTGATATGCTCGACTTTTATCAGTTGAGTAGATTTCAAAAAGACCCAAGAAGAAGGTCATTCAGTCAGGAGTTAGAAATGGGTAAACGATTCTTCGAAATCCTCCGCAACCTATCTCCGAACTCCGACATCATTTATCAGTTGGGCAACCACGAAGAGCGATTTGAAAACTATATGTATACTCGTGCCCCCGAACTATTGGGAGTGAGCGAATTTAAATTAGAATCTCTTCTGCAATGTGCGACCTACGGAGTTCAAATTATTGACCAAAAAAGATACGCACACAAGGATGGATTGAACATCATTCACGGACACGAATTTGGTCAGCAGATTTTCTCCCCAGTAAACCCTGCAAGAGGTCTTTATTTGAAAGCAAAGAGGAATGCAATATGCGGTCACCATCACCAAACGAGTGAGCATTCGGAGAGTGACATTCAAGGTAGTGTTGTGACTTGTTGGTCAGTAGGATGTTTGTCCGGACTTAACCCGGAATATAGACCTTTAAACAAATATAATAATGGGTACGCAATCGTTGAATTCAGCGGAGGAACATTCGAAGTCAACAACCGAAGAGTCATTTCCGGTAGGCGATATTGAAATCGAATATACCTATCCCGAAGTCTTAATGGAAACTGCGGCAAGAGTTGCAGCGGTGACTAATCCAATTACTGGAGAATATGCATTCAACGAGCATATCCGAAATGCTATTGGAATGGAGTTGTTGAAGTACATTAAACGAGTATTCAAGGATAATTAATCGAAATAATCGAAAGAAGTCGAAGAAGTCGAAGAAGTCGAAGAAGTCGAATCGAGATGAAGAACTATTGAAGAACTATTGAAAGTGATGGTAATGAAAGAGAAAAAGCCTTTTAAAGAAACGGGATTCGGGAAGTTCATTGGGAAGGTTGGTAACCATCTTGGCACGATAGTTAATGTCGCAGCCGAAGTTGCTACTGGAGATATCGGAGGTGCAATTGAGGTAGTGAGAGGAGCGATTATCGAAGGTAAAATCGAGGACACTAAGAAAGCCGAATTGCTGAAGGAACTTGAGTTGAATAAGATGGAGTGGATGCAGGAGATGTATCAACTCGAAATTAGAGATAGGGAGAGTGCAAGGCAGAGAGAGGTAGGACTTGCCCAAGCAGGGCATCGAGACTACTTTCAGTACGTTGTCGGAGGGATAGGATTATTGGTATTCGCTTATCTTGTTTATTTCATCACTCGCAACGAAGTTCCCGATGAGAATAGAGAAATCTTTATTCATCTTCTTGGCATAGTAGAGGGGGTAGTTATTAGTATATTCTCGTATTATTTCGGCTCATCTTTGGGTAGCAAACTAAAAGAATTAAAAAAATGAATCAATCTAACACATACATCGAATTTATATGGGTATCGCATTATTCAAATTAACACGCAAGACCTATCGTGGAATGACCACGATTGGTGAACTTGAATTGCCCGATGGGACAACCTGCTACACATTAGAAGATGTAGTTCGTGGTTGGGGAATTAAAGACCAAGGCAACACCGCCATCCCCGCCGGGAGATATTTTATGTGCGTCTCAATGTCACAAAGGTTCAAAAGAGAAATGGTAATGATTTATTCAGAACCTAACCAGTATGAATTGAAAGCAGGTGGGATAGAATTCAAAGGCATCCGCATACATGGAGGAAACGATAACACCTCAACGTGGGGATGCATAATCGTAGGAAGGACAAAAGTCAATGACCAACGTATTCAAGGCAGTTGTGAGAAAGAGATTACCGCCTATGTCAAAGAATTAATCGCCAATGGTCACGAATGTTTCCTCGAAGTTCGTAATTTAGCACAATCCCAATAGGGATTTCATTGTGTTTTGATGGAATTAGCCACCTTTCGGGGTGGCTTTTTCTTTTTGATTTTCAGCGAGTTAGAAAAAAAACGAAAAAAAAGTTTCCGAAAAGTTTGGAGGGGAATAAAAAGTTTCTACATTTACGTCATCAAACAAACACAAAAACACAACACAATGAACTACACAATCACAAACGAAAAATTCAGCAACTCTGCTGACATCGAAACCGCAGAAAACATCATTGCAATGGTAATCGAAAACAACCAAGACTTTGGAACTGATTACACCGAAGCAGATTTCATCGTAAGTCCTTGGCAAATCAAATGCAGAGGTGAGGTAATTGCAGAAGTAGTTACCACATTTAAAGTGATAGCCATCGCACCAACATCTTATCAGTTCTCAAGTATGCTTTCCTTCGGAATGCCATATCGCAAATCAGGTGGAAGATTTATCGCAGAGCAAGAATTTCACACGGAAGAGGAAGCAAAAGACTACCTTCGCTATCGGGCAGAGAGGTACTTTGAAATTGGCAACGAATTAGCCAATGCCTTTGATGAGATTAACAACTATGGATTTCTTACCATCGACGCAGTAACCGCCTCAATCGAAAGCAATGAAGAATAAACACAAACTCATTTTAGCAATCATCGCAATAGTTATGTATTGCTATGCCCAAGACCTCAACAATTATTTAATGTATTAAAATCAAAACAATGGAAGCAAGATTCACAATTTGGAAGGAGTATTCTCCGACCTTCGAAAAACACCGCTACCTCGTTTACGATGATGGTGTAAACATCAACGGATTTGACACGGAAGCAGAGGCATTGACTTATGTAAAGGATGTTGAATTCATTAACCCTCGAAAAGACCAAGAGGTAAACAACTACGGCAACTATCGAGTGATAAGATACTTTTCATTTAATTTCCTGACCTACCGCTTTCGCACGGAGATAAGACGCACAAAGTCATATTCAAGCCTTGTATACTGG